AACGCTAATTACGGACAATTAGGTATAAATGTATTATCCTACTAACAGCGAAAAGAGGAAATAATGGCTACAGGTTTTCCGGCTAGTACCGGCGACGTACTCAGTGCAGCTATGTTTAACGGCCTAGTGGCCTTTACGGTTACTACTGAGTCAGGTGCTACCTATACGGTAGACAATGACGACCTATATCAGGTACTAATTCAGACCAGTAACGCAGGTACAAAAACGGTAACTATTGCACCTGACAGTACTTTAACTGCAGCTGCAGTAGGCAGCGCAATTACTTTTATTAACACTGGTGCGGGTTTATTAACTTTTAATGCCGGTTCAGGTGTAACGATTACGCCTTCTGGTGCTACTTTGGCAACAAATAAAGTGGCTCAATGCGTACGGGTTGCTGCTAACACTTGGCGCGTTTTTGGCGGTATTGCATAAATGATCGGTGCGATAGCTGCTGGAAGTGTTGCAAGTGCTGTAGCTCCTCCAGTGTTAAGCGTTGAGTTTTTAGTCGTTGCCGGTGCAGGCGGCGGGGGTACTAACCGAGGCGGCGGCGGTGGAGCCGGTGGTTATAGAACCTCTACAAGTACGTTAATTGTAAGTACAAATTACAGCGTTAAAGTCGGTGCTGGTGGTACGGGCGGTAATTACAATAGTGGAACAAACGTTTACACTCGCGCGACTAAGGGCGCAACGTCTATTTTTAACAGCACTACGTCCAGCGGTGGTGGTACTGGTGCAGAAAATGATTGGGCGGCTGAGTCTGGTGGCTCAGGCGGCGGCGGTCATGGTGGAGCTACTTACTTTGCAGCTGCTACGGGTAACTCAGGCGGCTATTCACCTGTAGAAGGTTATGACGGCGGAGCTGGTGCTATCAATACGGCGGGCGGCGGCGGTGGAGGCAGTACAGGAGTAGGAGCAGCTGGCTCAGGTTCAACACACCCTCAAAGTAATAAAGGCGCTGGAACTGCTAACTCAATTACCGGCAGTTCTGTTACTTATGCCGAAGGTGGCAACGGTGGAGGCGGCGCGGTTAACGACGTTGCAGGTGTTAATGGTACGACTAACCGAGGTAATGGCGGCGGTGGAGCTTCTAACGTAAATACTACAGGCGTAGGCGGCGGTAACGGCGGCAGCGGTATAGTCGTTTTAAAGTTTCCGGACGTTTACACAGCTACATTTTCAGGCGGCGTTACTCAAAGTACGACCACTAGCGGCGGTTACAAAATATCTACTATTACGGCTGCAGGCGTATCCGATACAGTAAGCTGGGCATAATGGCGCATTACGCATATTTAGAAAATAACGTAGTAGTAGACGTAATAGTCGGTAAAGACGAAACCGAAACTATTAACGGTTTAGATACTGAGGCTTACTATGCTTTAGGTACGCCTTACACAGTAAAGCGAACAAGCTATAACGGCAATATTAGATATAACTATGCGGGAATTGGCTTTAGTTATGACCCAATAGCAGACGCTTTTATAGCCCCTAGTCCTAATTGCCACCCTGAGTTAATTTTAAATACTGATACCTACCGCTGGGAGTGCAGTAATGCCGACCACGTTAAAGAGTAGCAACGGCTGGCCTGCCAGTAAGGACCCTGCAGAAATTGACATTAAATCTTTTAAAGTACCTGGCACTAATCTTAAAATACGGTGTGCTGAAAAGGTGGCACCGCTTCTTATTGGCCTTGCGGCGGAGTTTCACGAAACGATAGAGCCTATAGACAAAGGCACCCTAGACGACTGGGGCTACTGTTTCCGGATGATACGCGGGACGACTGACAGCCTAAGTAATCACAGTAGCGGCACAGCTATAGATCTTAACGCCACTAAACACCCTTTAGGCAAGGAAAATACTTTTAGCCCAGAGGACGCTGCTAAGTGCATAACACTAGCTAAAAAATATGGTTGTAAATGGGGCGGTACTTACCGTAACCGTAAGGACGATATGCACTTTGAAATAGCTTTAAACCCAAAACAAACAAAAGAGCTTATAGATAAGCTCGGATTGGTTAAAGATGAATAGACACAGCTTAAAAGTAGCCCAACAAATTGGCGGTAGCTGGTTACGTAGCTTTGTAGCTGCAACAGTCGCCTGTTATATGTCTGGCATTACTGACCCTAGCCTTTTGCTTAAGGCAGGTCTAGCAGCTGTATTACCTGTAGCTTATCGCTACCTAAATCCTAAAGACCCTCTAGGTCGGTAGTGCGCTTATGGCTTATAGGGCTAGGCCTAAGCGTTTTACTAACGGGGTGCGGTTATGACGGCTGGACAAGATACCCCTGCCAAGAGTACAAAAACTGGAAACTTAAAGAATGCCAGCCCCCGGCGTGTATCCCTACTGGAGTCTGCACTAAAGACCTCGTTAAACAGTCGTACAATGGATAGACCAGCACGCAGGTTAGCCCCTGAGGATATACACGCTAGGTTAATTTTAATTATTGGGGGTTCACTAGCTGCCTGTTTTGTCCTGGTTACTTTAGGTATTACTTATGCGTTGATCTTTGTAACTCAGCCATTAAATGCCCAGGCCCCTAATGACGCTGCCTTTATAGACCTGCTTAAAACCCTGGCTATATTCCTTACCGGCTCACTCGGTGGAGTGCTAGCAGGCAACGGCCTTAAGTCTAAACCTAAGCCCGACACGCCGCCTAAACCCTAATTCTGGGCAGGTGTGCGTATAATTAAAAATCCGGACTAGAAAGGACTAGAAAAAATGGCAGGTAATTTAGCGTTTATCTATATGTTGGTTATTTACGGTGTTATCACTTTTGGAGTAGCCGTACTGGCTTGGTCAAGAGGTTATAACACAGCTAAAAAAGAGTTACAAAGTATGCGTAGACACCCAGGCTATTTAAGAGCTGCTAAATGATAACTAAATCTGAGCCTGGTATCTGGTGCGACTACTGCAAAACACAATGGGGCCGCGTTAAGAACGTCTGGCATGACCGGGCTATGACTGAGGCCAGTATTACTATCACCAGCGTTAACCCTAAAAGTCATGGGCAAAAGCGGCACTACTGCCAGGCTCACGCGCTAGAGGTAACGACCTTTACAAATACGACTACGCACGAGGCTTACAGGTGGTCGTTGCAAGATCAAGTAAAAGCAGTAGCCCCAATACAATTAGAAATGGACGGTAAAGTAAATGGCTAATAACGTAGATACTAAATTGCAGGCTAACTTTAAAATGGCTAATGGGGATTTAATTAACGTTTACGCAGTAGATCAGGCAGACTTTGAGGCTCAGTTAACAGCTGTGCAGGATACGGTAGAGCTGATCAAGTCAGTTAGTAATAGCCTCATGGGCAGATCAGCTACACCAGCTGCACCGGTAGACCCCTGGACCATTAAAGAAGCTGTAGGAGTAGTCGCAGACACTTTAGGCGGTGAGGCTGTGCCTAGCTGTAAGCATGGCTATATGGAGTTTAAAACTGGCATATCAAAAGCCGGTAAGCCTTATAAATGCTGGTCATGTCCTAGCAAAGATCGTAAAGACCAGTGCCCTCCTATTTGGGTGAACTAGTGGGGGCTATGGAGATTATCTACCCTGGCAATATTTCACTAAAGGTAGATAGGGACGGTAACGCGACAATAGATGAAACCGAGGTGTGCGACGGTTGCAACAGGCAGACAAGTAAAGCTGGTGGGATTATGGCGTTAGAAATGTCTATCTGGCTATGCGCTGATTGTAGGCCCAAATGAGCGTAGAGGTGCTGTTAACTCAGCGGGAGTTAGATATCTGTTTACAGGTTGCTATGGTGCGTGTAAGTAATGCAGCTAAAGCTGGTTATAAACACAAATACCATAGCGGTGATTTTCCGGCTGAGGCTATATTAAATTATAATATGCACGCTGCCGCAGCTGAAACGGCAGCTGCTAAATGGCTTAAAATCCCTAACTTTGTGTTAAGTGTAGACACCTATAAAAACGAGCCAGACATAGCCCCAGATTGGGAAATCAAACACAGCTCAGTAGATAACGGGCATTTGATAATTCAGGAAAACGATAGGGATAGCGATAGGGCTATTTTGGTCACAGGGTTTAACCCGTATGTAATACGCGGGTGGCTACCTGTTAGCTTTTGTAAGGATAGCCTGTATTTAAAAACTACCAGCCGTAACACTGCTTACTGGGTGCCTCAAACAGAGCTAGTAAAAGTCTATGAGCCAGTCCCGTAAACACCGGGGCTATAGATCACAAAAGGTAGTAGCCCAATACTTAGCAGCTAATGGCTTCACCTATGCCGAGTCAACAGGTGCAGGCAGACAAGGTAGCGATATAACCGGCACTGTAGGTATTGACTGGGAGGTCAAGGCTAGGGCTGGATTTAGCCCTGGTGCCACGCTAAAGCAATTAAAAGATAGAGGCAGTGAGTTAGACCTAAAGGTGGCCGTACTACGCCTTAACGGGCAAGGTGAGGCTTCTATAGGGGATTGGGTAGCGTTGCTATCCTTTGAACAGTTAGTAGCTCTATTAAGGGAGGCTGGCTATGGTGATAAGTGAGGCTGATATTCGCCGCTGTTTAGGTTGCGGTGTCTGGCTGTTTGGCTATGCGACACGCCGATATTGTGGGGTTTGCATAAATGAGTAAACGTATGAGTATAATTAATATATATATATTATTACCTATAATAATATTATTAAGTAATAGTAATAATTGGGATAAAACACTAAAAGAATTAACAACCGGTAGTTATGAATATAAAGCTTGTAAGTTAATTATATATAAAGAATCTAGCTATAATCCTAAAGCTGTTAATGGTAGTCATTATGGGTTACCTCAAGGTAGAACTAAGTACTTAAAAACTGCTACTCCTCAACAGCAAATCAAATGGTTTACTAAGTATGTATACAGCCGGTACGGCACGTGCCAGGCTGCTCTTGCCTTCCACCTTAAGAACGGTTACTACTAATGGCTGGGTTACGTACGGCTGAGTGGCGCAAGCTGCGGGTAGAGATACTTAAGCGGGACCAGAACACCTGCTACTTGTGCGGTACGCCAGAGGCCAACGAGGTAGACCATATACGCCCGCGATCTAAGGGCGGTGCAGAGTATGACCCTGAAAACCTGGCTGCTATCTGTAGGCGTTGCAACCTGCTCAAAGGCGACAAAATAGGACATAAAGGCGTTTTTTTAGCAC